TTGTAAATTTCTTTCCTGATTCAGGGCTCTCAGAAGATCAAGTTGGACAATTATCTGCAGCAGACATTAAACAAATTACGGCTGGCGATCTATTACCGCTTATGAGGTTTAAAGGGGCAAGAGATGAGGCGCAAGCAAAAACAGCAGAAATACGTAAAAGTATTGAAGGTCAAAAGGCCACGCTCGAATCGCAATTTAACCCAGAACATGATCCTAAGCTTTCGGCTCAAATTGCAGCACTTTCAGATCAGCAAGCGATTAACACTTTTGTTAATGCGGGTAAACAAGTTAAAAGTGAGCAAGCAACTGATATCAGACAAAAACAAGGTCAAGAGTTTCAAAGTAACGAAGATAAGCGCAAACATGAGCGCGAAGTTAAGCAAGGTATGCCTCCCGATTGGTCCTTTAAGGAGGGATTTGAGCCGACACAGGATGATAAGAAGAAGCTTTCGGCCGTTATTACCAGTGGAAGTCAAATTCAACAAGGTATTAGCGACCTGCGTGCCTTATTGAAGGATAAAAGTGTGGCAGAGCTTTATAATCCACTTCAAGTTAAACTACGAACGAAAATCCGGTCAACTATTCAGGACATTAAGGACCGAATCCGAGTTTTAAAAGATTTCGGCGTACCTAGTGGAAAGGATATGGAACAAATCACAAACAGCATCGGTGACCCGACTGATCCTAAAAGTTTCTTAATTGACTTTCCTTCCCAACTAGACGCTCTAGACCAACAAGTCAACCGGGCGTATAAGAGCCAAGAAGACCTAGGTTTTATTCGTGTCCCCAAGCTTGAAACTTCTATTCCTGTTAAAGAACCTAAAGGGGTTCCAGTAGATGCAGCGCCAAAAAGTAAACCGCCTCTTCGCACAGGAACACTAAATGGCAAAAAGGTATGGGGTGGTCGTAAATCTGGACGTCCATTTTATTCTCCTGAAGAAGCAGAGGCAAACTAATGGCTACATTAAATGATGGTGTAATGTGGGATGACGAGGCTAAGCCGGATGTTGTCTGGGATGACGAGGCTAAACCTTCTGCACCACCGCCACCTGTTGTTGCTGAACCAAAAGTTCAAGAGCCACCTGCCTTGGCTTCAAGACCCATGGAAGGTCCTGGCCCGCAAGACAACCCAAATATTCCCCAGATGTTTAATGCTGATGATAGGCCTGCAACACATGACCTACGAAACTACATTTCTGGAATTACTGGTGGGTTAGCACCCAAAATTACGGCAGCGGCCGCACCCGCAGAACACTGGATAAAGCAATTCTTAGGTGTCGAGGACCAAACTCTAGATGAGCGTCTGAATCTAAAATCCCAAAAGGCCGCAGAAGAGCAACAAATGAAGGCCGCTTATGATGATGCAGGTAAGGCTTCTGGAGCAGATCTCTTGAAGATATTGGGATCATTGACTGCTTCTAGAGCCTTAGGCATTGGTAAGGTAGTCCCCGGCGCAGCGCCTGCAAGTCGAATAGCGGTTGATGCACTTAAGAGTGGTGCACTTGGCGGTCTTGAAGCTGTAGGTGAAATGAAAGATACTTCTAAAGAAGAACTTAAAAAGGCTGCATTAAAAACTGGTGGTGCTGCCGCAGCGGGTGGAATAGTTGGCGCCCTAAGTAATTTAGGGGCACAAAAGGCGGCAGATGTTGTTGATAAAGCTCAAAAGGCGGAATGGGCACAAAGAATTTTAAAGGCCGGACGGCTAGCTAAAGAACAGGGACTAAAAGTCACTAACTTAGAACTTCAAAAAATGGCAGCTAAGGCATGGCCTTATATGAAGGATACGTTGCCTATGCCTGATCTACTCGAAGCGGCTCAAAGAGTGGCTCTTTATGGCGGCGGAGCTTATGCTGTAAAGAAGGGTGCAGATTATCTAGGAGTTCCACCTGAGGCACGAGATATGGCGCTGGCAATTCTTCTTGGTACTGGAGTTAAAGATGTTGCTAAAAGCCTTTATACGCCTGGGGTTGCTCGCTTAGGAGCAGAGGCCGCTAGTCAACTTGGCCAGACTCTTGGCAGCGGACTGTCTATGGGACTTAACCCAGAAGCTCGCCGGGTTGTTAAGAATCTTTGGGATAAGCTTTCTGGATCTAAAGATGAGGAGAAATAATGGCCAGCGAAGACGCATTAGATCAACTTGTAGAAGCATTTAAGGCAAAAAGAGCAGAAATACAAGCTCTTGGTCCTAAAGAACTAAGTAATCCAAAAGACATTTCTATTCTTGAAGCAGCTAGAGTTGGTGCTCAAAAAGCCTTAGGAAGCGATGTCGTGCCTGCAATCGGGGAAGGTGTTTCTCGTGGAGTAGACACACTTTTGTCTTCGGGGTCACTAGATGATGCTTGGAATGCTGGCAAATCAGCCTATAAGAAGTCTAAGGCAGTTTCTGAACAACATCAGCAAGATGCTAATGAAGCTCATCCTGGCTGGTTCGATGCGGGGACTGCAGTTTCAGCTATCTTTCCAATAGGTCCTAAGAAAATTAACGAGGCATTGCCCAGTAAGCCAGTAGAAAACCCTAAAGTAGGTGGAATATTTGACGCACTTAAGCAGAAATTGGGTAAGGGATCGGAAGCAGAAAGACAGTTAAATTTAGCAATGAAAAACGGAAACTTCTCTCCTGAAGAAATTGCTGCAGCACAAAAACAACTTAAAAGCGAATCACCGGAATATCAAGGTGTTGCTCAAAAACAGGCGGCAATGAAACTTATTGGCCGCGACGTTGATGCAACACAGGGACTTAGTAGCTTAGAGCAAGCTTGGCGCGGTGCTAATAGTCCTAAACAGCAAGAATATTTGTTATCCGCTCAAGAAACTCAACGAAATTTAGCTAGAATGCGCGACAATTCGCACATGTCAGAAGCTGAACTACAGCCCTTCGAAAAGTATCCAGAATATGAGATTAAAAGTTACAGAGACCCAGATGGTCGCTTACAGATTAGAGCGGTAACACCAGAAGGTAAACAGATTGGCTCTGTTGATTTTAAAGAACACCCCGAGGGGCTAGAACCTGGCTCAGTAGAAATTAGTCCACTACGAAAAAACTGGGGCATCGCCAAAAAAATGTACGAACACGCAAGAAATAGCACCAATAAGCAAGTTCTCAGTATGCCGGACGCCCAAACGCCTGAGGGTAAAGGCTTTAGAGCATCACAGGGAATGAAACATGTTATGGCAGGGAGTAAACTACAACAAGCCTTCAATGCTAGAAAAGCCGCCGAAGTTGAACAATTACGAAACTTGCTCGCTAACCCCGAAAATGAACCAGCTTGGGAAGCTTTTATTGATCTTGATGAAAAGTAACTTTTATCTAAAGGGGTTAGATCTCAGGAAGATCGTCTAGGCTGGCGACGATATCCTTCCATTCTTGCTCTTTTTTGCGCTCTTTACGTGAAGCACCGCGCTTTTTACCAGCAGCTATGTTAGCTTTAGCTTCTTCAGTGTGCTTATAACCTTTATCTCCAGGTTTTAGCGTAAACTTATCTGTTGGTTGTTCGTCTTTAGATTCTGACGATTCGGTAAGGTTAGATTGTTTGCGCCGTTTTGCTGCAGCTGCCATTGCCTCTAATGCTTGTTTAGAGTGCTTCCGGCCCTTACGATAAGCAGCTATGTTAGCTTTAGCTTCTTCAGTGTGCTTATAACCTTGAGTCACTTCATTATTCTACTTCAGGCAGATTATTGAGGGACGCCATAATCAGTAGCCAAAAAGCGTTACACTTAAGCTGTTTTTGAGTAATTCCACTTCTCCTAGCTGCACTAATCTTTGCTCTAGTTTCAGTGCTACGCTTACGCCCCTTTAAAGCTGCTGATTGTTTGGCTTTTGTTTCCGGGGAGTGCTTGAAACCAGGTTTACACATATTCTTAGATTAAGTGAGCGTTGCGCTTCTCAAAACTATAAGATGCTGGCCAAGTTGCCTGCAGTGTAGTAACTGAACAGAGTTTTAGGCGTGCGGCTGTAGCTAGAAAACTCTGTACATGGTTCTGGGTTTCAACTTTTTGCTTAAGACAAGAGGTTTGTTCTTTAACCAATCGGTCTACTTCCTGATCAAGTTCTTTACGTAGATTTTGTTTCCATCTTTTGAAGAAGTTCATAATATGATTATACGGGAAAAGAAAATGAAACATAGGATGAAGGTTTGTCTATAGATTAGAGCACTTAATCTGTGTTGTTCCTAAACGCACCTCCAGGTCTCAAAAACCGGATACTTAGGATTTGAACACAGGCCAAGTTTCTTTAGTGTCAATAGGAATCTGAGTGGAAGTGTCTTATCAGAGGGGTATAATTGTTGTCCCATAATTATTTGGCCTTCTGGGGTTAGCGGTATAGATAAAGCTTCTTTCGTACGACGGGGTTGAGCATAGCTTGAGCTTAGCAGCTATATACAGGAAGCGTTGTATTTGTTGTTTGGGTGTCAGAACAACAGGGCTACGCCACCAAGAGTAGGTAAAGTCACTCATAAAATCTTAGTCCTTTGTTTTTAGCAGCCATTTTAGCGTTTACTGAGGCCATTATGTCTTCAACACTGCGGCCAACAACTTCTTCTGGTTTAAGTTGCTGTCTAGGAATAACTAGGTCTTTTAGTGGTTTAAGTTTAAATCGATCAGATGTTGCTTCGACGACAATATCCTTAACAGGAGTCTTATCCAGGTCATCGAGATTGACATTAGGGATGTCTTTGTGTGTTGGGCCATTAAAGGCTACAGGGGCATCTACATGCTCATCCTGCGACGGTGTTAAGAAGACAGGGCCGCACCAGAAAGAGTAAGTAAAGTCACTCATCGGACACCCTTACAGAGGGGTAAAGCAATAGAGCTGTGATATGAACTAGTTGAACATAGGTTTAGCTCTCGTAGCATAAATAGAAAGTTACTCTTCGCTTGAGCTGAAGTTAGATAGGAAGTATCTTGCATCATAGAGAGAGTCCTTCGTCTTCAGCTTCAAACTCAGCCAACTCTAGGTCTTCTTTACGAGAGGTCTTAGCTGTCTTATAGGTAGGTGAGGGTCGTTCAGTTTCTTCAGGAACAACATACGGGTTAGGTACTGCTTCTGAAGATGGATAACCTTTGGCCTTCATTGCTTCAAAGCGGGCTTCAACTATACTCTTCCACTCCTTCTTAAGACTTTTTCCCATTAATCCTTCGAGAACTTCGCCTAGAATCCGCGTATTTAACTCAGACTCACTTAGACCCACGTTAACACATCGTGCTACTAGTGAACCTAGAGAGTCCCAAGAACAAGAAGAATGTAGTCGTTGGTGAAGATTGTCAGGATCTTCCATGACCCATTCATTAACAATCTTCCGAAAAGATGGAACTGTTTCGCTCATAGTTAAAATGTTTAACTTACGGGCACCAGGATTAGATGAGGGCTTATCCGTCCGGTCAAAGTTCCTTTGTTCTTCCTTGGTGATAAGCCATTCGCTTTGAGGCCAAACATCAAAGTCCCACATCTTTCTAAGCTTATCGCCAATCTTCATCATCTTAAATGATAGAACGATCATGTTCTTTGCTACTAGTTCCTTCATGGCTGACTCAAGGGCCTTTTCTTTAAGATTGAGATCTGCCATCAACGTATTCTTTCCTGCTCTATCTAGTTGTTCTTTCGTTCGACTTGAGATATACCCGAATAACTTCATAGCGTTACCTGAGATCTTGAGTTGCCAGAAAGCCGGGTGGATTGTCTGATTCATGTTATGTACTCCAAAAGGATACCTCGAACCGTCATCCAGGATCAAGCTGGAGAAATTCGAGGGTACTGCTCAAAGTCTTTGAGAGGTCGTGTCTTGATCACACAACCAATATAAATCCATTATACTTTGTATCCAAGGTTAAACAGATTCAGGAAGAGTGGTATTGAGCCCAATCTTCTTTCCTGAGCTCCTTTTCTTTAAAAAATCTTCCTCTTATCTTCTTATCTATCTACAAGAGAGAGCGGTCCCGGGGAAGTGTCATCAAATGGATAAATATTGATTATTACATAAAACACACTTTTCATCACACTTCCCGGGGAAGTGTCATCAATACTAAACTCGGTCCCCATTGTGGTCCCCATTGTGGTCCCCATTGTGGTCCCCAGTTCTATATCTAGTGTTAAACCTATTCAGGAAGAGCAGTATTGAGCCCAATCTTCCTTCCAGAGCTTCTATCCTAAAAAGGTTTCTTTTCCCTTAGTGCGTCCCTCTGTCTGTAAAGAAGAGTGCTATCCATCAGCAATTGATTGCCCCACAATAGACCCCTTGTAACTATTGGCATCGCCCACTCAGAATAGCGATACTGTAAACAACGTGTACAATTCTCACGTATAATCCTGATATGTCCCTACTAACTCCGACTATCTCCACTCTAAGGCGCTATGGTCTCTCTATCGAAGAGTGGAGAGCCATGGCTACAGCCCAAGACCATGTCTGCTATATTTGTAATCGTCTTCCGCCCTCCAATCGACTATGTATTGACCACGCTCATATCCCTAAGTGGAAGAAACTCCCACCAGAGAAGCGTAAGCTCTATGTCCGTGGCCTACTCTGCTCCTATTGCAATCTACGACTACTCCCCAAGGGGATGACTCTTTCTAAGGCAAAGTCTATTGTGACTTATCTAGAGGCCTTTAAGTCTCGTCTAGATACAGACCTATCCAAACACACCCAGTTGGTCTCCTAGAAGGATATAGATTCAAAGGGAAGGAAGAGTAGCACCTTTCGTCTACTCATGTTCCTAATGGACACGGAGATGCCCTCAACGTCATTATTAGGACAACGACAGCATTAATCCTACTATCTAATAGGGTACTTAAGTTAGCTTAAACTGCTATTCTTCTTCATTATCAGGATACAGATCTAGCGGTTCGGGTTCTAAAAGAAAAATTTCTTCAAACTCTACTTCCATTCTCATCCATAAATCAAGACACCACCAACTACAGCAGAATTCGTCTGAATAGCCGTGGATGTTAACTGGACTAATGAAGTCAGCATGACACATTAGGCAAACCATAAGTTAATTATAAGCTAATCACTAGTTTAGGTTGGTGTAACTTACCAACGTGGTATAGTATTATTATATTTAGTTCGTGAATATTTCCAACTAATTTGCCCTTAGGACCTAAACAATGAATATTGATCAAGATGTAAGCCACCACAAAGATACAAATTGGGTAGCTGAAAAAGATAGCGTCAAATTTGGGAAAATTTTAGGTTCAAAATTAACAACCTGGCAAACGCTGGTAACTAGTAACGACCTTGAAGGACTTTATCGCTCTAATATACGTTTAGCATATGCGCATAATATAGGACTTTCAGTAGATGGCGATGGTGCAAATCAAGCACTAGTTACTAGGGCCGGCGAACAGAACACTTTAGCGCGTATTAGAGTGCCAGCTGCACAGTCGATTCTTAATAAACTTCATGGCATAGTGTGCGGTCCGGAATTAAGCATTTCTTGTCATGCAACAAATACTGATTATGCTTCTATTGCCAAGAGTCTTACTGCGAAACAGGCCATCCAATATTATTTTGAGTCAGAAGGTGTATCCGCTTTAGGTAAACAAGTCGCTTTGGGTGGACTTCGCTTTGGTGAGGCAGCCCTCCACTGCCCCTGGAATCCTAATAAGGGGCCTTTAGTATCTTTTGAACCAGTTGTTGATGAAGCTGGACAGCCAGTACTCGACGACGATGGTAGGGCAGTAGAACGACCCGTTTATGCAGGCGATATTGAATTCAGTTTAGTCCAATCTTGGAACATCATCCGCGATCCTTCACTTAAGTCATTTGAACAGGCTCAATTCATTATGATTCGAGAGTGGAAGAATCGTTGGGATATGGCGGCCGCTTGTAAAAACCCAGAAGCACGTGAAGCCTGTATTCGGGCTTCTTCTGTAGTTGTTGATCATTGGAGTCCGGTAACAAGAGTGATAGATGCCAACTCAGACCTAATTCCTGTTTATTTCTTTTATCATAAAATGTCTCCATCTGTGGTGCATGGTCGCCAGACAGTTCTCTTAGAGACAGGAGAGGTTATTTCCGATGGGCCGTTATCTAAAGCATATCATAATCAACTACCTGTAGTGCGCTTTAACTCAGATGAAATCCCCTCTACTCCTTGGCCAACTTGTCGATTCTTTACGATATTAGGTACGGCACAAAGTTGCGATGCTTTGTTGAGCGATATTCTTACAAACGTTAATCAAACTAGTCAAGGACTTGTCTCCGCTGAGCGGGAGGACGATATTAGTCCAATTCAACTTTCGGCAGGAGCCAAGATTATTTATCGAGAGAAAGGATCTTCACCTCCGACTCCAATTATTCTTCAACAGCCTCAAACTGAGGCTTTTAATCTTATTCATACTCTTCGATCGGAAATGAATCAATTAATGGGACTAGATGCTATCGCATCTGGCCAAATTACAGGCGAAGGCATGTCAGGATATGCCTTAGCCCTATTAGCAAGTTCTTCTGTTCAAAATGCTTCGCAGCTACAGTTTAAGTACTCTAAATTCTTAGAAGCAGTAGGTACAGTTATTTTAGGTCATATTCAATATTCAATGAAAGGATCTCGCAGGATAGCACTAGCTGGCAAAAATCGTTCTTCTTTAGTAACTACAACAGAATATAGTGGTGCTGCGGTGCAAGGTATTGATCGAGTTCAGATTGAAATTCAAAGTGCAGCTTCTCAAACAGCTGCAGGTCGAATGACTATGGCACAAGAAATGGCAAAAAATGGTTGGATCGAATCGCCGCAGCAGTTACAAGAAGTTGCAGATTCAGGAAACATTGATTCGTTAAATCAAGGCGTTACGGCTGCAGCTCTTCTAATTGATGAAGAAAACGAAGAACTTGGAGAGGGAAACACTGTTCCCGTAATGGTTACAGACGATCATGTGGCTCATATTAAGGGACACAGGGTTGTTATGTCCGCTCTTGCTACTCGCATGAACCCTAAAGCTCAAATTGCTTTTAGTGATCACGAATTACGACATATTACAATGCTTAAGGATCCCGGTAATGCGGACTTATTTACCTTACTCGGATATCCCGTTCTTCAGCCACAGCCGGGCAATATGCCCCAAGTACTTAGTGGAGGTGAAGCAGTTATACCATTACCTAGTGCCGGACCTACAATGTCACCTTCCTCTCAGTCTCCGGAAGAATTACAACAGACGCACCGGCCAGAAATCCCCGCGAGCGAGGCTCCCAACGGGACAATTCCTCCAAAGCTTGCAATTGGAATTAAAGAAGGCTAACATGTTGACATTAGAACCTCAACTAGAGGAAATGACTCATAAAGAAACGTGTCGGTATTGTCTTTTGAAGCGTTCTAGACACATGTTAGATGAATTAGGTGTATGTGATACATGTAACTTTTTATTAACGCGACCGTATGAATTAACTAATTTTGATAGTACGAAGTAATAGAAACTTAAGGTAACGTGAGTTTTCCTTACCTAAACAAACAAAATCCTAAGGAGAACAACATGGCAGAAGGAACGTCAGTAGCAGCAACACCAGTAGCAGCAGCAACAGAGTCATCTACTCAAACCGATTCAACTCCTGTAAGCGCAGAAGGAAAGTCTGTAGAGAAAGTCGCTTCAGAAAAAGCGCCTAAACTATACCAGGTGTCAATTGAAGGTCAGACTTATGAAGTAAATGAGCAGCAACTTCAACGCCTTATCTTAAAAGGTAAAAATGCGGATAATGCGACTAAACAAGCTAAAGCCGAGAAAGCCGCTATTGTCGCTGAGAAGGCAGCACTTGAAAAAGCTAAAGCCCTTGCAAAGACAAACCCCGAGGAGTTTCTCCGCGCACAAGGGTTTGATCCTCTAGAAATTGCCAGGGCAATTGCTACTAAAAAACTCCAAGAAGAGCAAATGTCACCCGAACAAATTGCGCACGCTAAGCGTGAAGCAGAATTAGCTGCCCGAGAAGCTGCTATTCAGGAGCATGAATCTAAGGAAAGAGAGTTGCGAAGCGCTCGTTTACAAGAAGAGCTGCGAACTACAATGCAAACTCAACTTCTTGCAGAAGCAGCAAAAATAGGTTTAGAGCCCTCTAATGAGATGTTTTATGCAGTATATGAAGCAGTAAAGGAAGCCTACGAACTAGGTCTTCCTTGGGATGCGGCTAACATTGTAGCGACTGCTCAAGAAGCGATGGATGCCTCAATGAAAAATCTAGAAAGTAAAACCCTTGCTGGGCTTACTGGACCAAAACTACTATCTCGTTTGGGGCCTAAGGTAGTTCAAGCTGTTCTTCAAGCGAAACGAGAGGAATTTTATGGGGCACAAGAGAAATCCATGACGAGCCCTCCAGCGCTTAAGGTAGTTAAGGATACACCCAAGAAAGTTGACACTCTTTCGCCGGAAGAAGCACTAAAGCAGATGAGATCAATGAAGTTTTAAGGAGCAATTATGGCTAAAAAGAAAGTGGAATCAACTCAGAATAAGATCATACTCGACTCAACGCCCTCATCATCCTTCTGGCTACAGGGGATTGTAAAAACACAAAAGGGATATGCCGCTGTAGAGGCAGAGTTTAATCTTGATGGAGAATTAATCTCATATAGGGCCTTACCATCTCAAACATATAAACAATTTGTTGCTATAGAAGTACTTAAAATGACTGGTAAAAATACCCCTTAAGGATACACATGAAAACTATTTCCCTCACCAAAGGACAGTACGCTTTAGTAGATGATGAGGTATTTGACATACTAAATAAGCACAAATGGTGTGCACTTTATAATAAGAAAACAAACACTTATTGTGCGGTTCGCGGCGTTTCAAGACAAGATGGTACAGGGCAGACTCTACTTTATATGCATCGAGTGATTTTGTCAGTTGCACCTCGTATCCAGATTACTCACAAAAACAAAAATACTCTAGATAACACACGAGCCAACCTTAAAATAAGAAAGGATTCCAATGACCTTTAAACACACCATCTTTATGGGAGCATTTATCCTCTCAGGTGCTCTAGGATATCTATCTCCTATTGCAGGATCACTCATTGCTCTTGGGACCTTAAGTCTAGCCGGTCTTATGGAGTATTTTTCTCATTCTGTACAGCTAATCTCTAGAAAGGAAGCAAATCTTGACTCCATTCGACTACATAAACTATATACAGACTTTGAAGCACTTAAACTTCAACTAAATAGCATACAAGGACTAGGAAGGCGTTAATGGACGAGCCAAAGAAAGTTCATCCAAATCTAAAACCGTGGAAGAAAGGGCAACCGTCAGCCAATCCTAGTGGTAGACCAAAGAAATTTGGTGCACTAGTGGTTCGTTGTACAGCTGCGGTAGATGAATTTGTTGTCTCTAAGTGGATCAATGAAGTAAAGACTAAAGGTAAAGATTGGGTTGAATGCTCTAAGCTCTTAGCTGCCTATGGTTATGGAAAACCAGTGAATAACCTATCTATCTCTGCTACTGTACAGGCTATACCACTTCCGCCAGAACTATCTCTGGAGGAACTCAGGGCACTAGCCAAACTCCCAGAGCAGCGAGAGCCGCATCTATTACCTTTGGATAAGGAACCTGCGGGTGACGACCTTAACGACTAAAGATCTTGAGGCTTATAAGAAAGCTGCCAGAGATGCCCTATGGCGCAAAGGAGACCTTCAATGGAAACTAGACAATGGTCTTTCTTCTGGACCTCAAAGAGACATTTACTTCGCTTCTGCTTCATCAAAAAGTAAAACCTTCATTACAGAAGCAGCCCGCCGCCTAGGTAAGACGTATGTCCACGCTCTTATTGCCGTCGAATTGGCTTTAAAAAACCCCGGTAGGCGTATTAATTGGTGTCAGGATAGCGCTAAGGCTGTTCGCGATGCCGCGATACCTTTGTTTGAGAAGGTCTGTGCAGATGCCCCTGATGATTGTAAGGGTGTTTTTAAGAGTCAAAGAGGGACCTTTGAGTTCCCTAATGGGGCTTATATCTTCTGCTTCGGTGGAGATAGCCAGGAAGATGCAGATAGAGCTCGAGGTGGGGATGATCCTATTGCTAACTTTGTAGACGAAGCTGGCTTTACTTCTTTACTTGAATACATCTATAAGTCTATTCTCAAACCTGGCACTTTACGCATTCTTCGTAATGGACACTTTGGCATGAACTTCTTAGTGAGTTCAACTCCTAGAGTCCCGACCCATTATTTCTGTAAGATTGCGGACAGTAAACAGCGTTCCAGTGGTTATATTAAACGAACTATATATGATACGGCTTATGCAGATCAATATATAAGAGAAGAAGCAGAAGATGAAGGCATTTCTATAGAAGAATTCGTTGCCTCTAACACTTTCCGCCGCGAGTTTATGTGTTCACGTGAAGTTGACTCTGCCTCTGTTATTTTTCCTGAATTCCATCGGCACCATACCACGGTCATTCGGGCGGTCAATAGACCAGTTGGCTTCCTTAAGTATGTTCAAAAACGGGTCTCTATTGACTTAGGCGTAACTGATCCTACCGGAGTTCTCTTCGGTTATATGGACTTTCAGAATGCTCGAATAGTCGTTGAGCGGGAACTTATGCTTCATAAACCCAACAATTCTAATACAGATATAGTTAGAGAGGTATCGGCTGTTGAGCGCGAGATCTGGTCAGATCCGGTCTTCTCGGCTAACACTATAATTCCTCACTTAGATCGAATAGTTGATGACTCTATGGGTCGAACTATTCAGGACTTTAATACTTTGTTTAAGTTTAGAACACGGTGTGCAGTTAAGCCTAATAGAGATGCTTCTATCAACCTTATTCGTGACTACATTCAAAGTGGAAAACTAGTTATAGATCCGTCTTGCACTAACTTAATAGAACAACTTTTTACTGCAGAACCAACAAACAACGGCAAGGATTTTAAGCGAATTGATGGACACCATTTTGACTTAGTCGCAGCTCTAATGTATTTTGTAAGAGACTGGAGCTTCACTTATAATCCTTATCCGGCTGATTTTAATACTGTTCTCGATCGTGAGTTACCAGAGCAAAGTCCCATCCGAATTCGAGCCATGTATGAGCCAAAGCCAATTTCTGGGCTTGAACAGGCTTTAGCTCCACGAAGACGTTAAATTCTTTATTCAAATATTATAATTTAACCCTCTGACCTGATAGAATTTGTGAATAAGGAGATTCACAAATGAAACAAATTCAACTTACGCAGGGGAAGGTGGCGCTTGTAGATGATAAGGACTTCGACTATCTAAATCAATGGAAATGGCAGGCTCAGTGGTCAGTGTGTATCAAAGGTTTCTATGCAACTACTAATATCCGTCGGCCCGATGGCACTCGAACAAAACAATCAATGCACCGCCTATTGTTAGGCAACCCTCCGGGATTAGATATTGATCATATAGATCATGACACATTAAACAATACGTCTGCCAATCTTCGTGTTGTTACTCGTCGGATGAATGCAAGCAATCTAAAGAAGAAGGCTTCTTGTTCTAGCCAATATGTAGGAGTGACTTGGAGTAAACACGCTTCTAAGTGGATTGCTCAGATAAAGATTAATAAAGTGAAAAAATATCTAGGTTGTTTTGATGTAGAACTAGATGCATATAACGCATATTTAGCCGCCAAAATCAAATATGGAGTAAATTAAATGTCATTTCGAACGCTCATAACAACCTTAATCCTGAGTCCTACTATCGAGGAGATGGCAGCTAAATATAATGTTTCTCTTATAACTAAACCCACTCCAAACGAACTTAGAGTGTTTTTTGATGTTTATATCAACCTTACTTCTAAAAACCGTGACTCTTATCCCGAAATGATTAGACAGACCGCCGCGTTTAAGCAATTACTCTTACCTTGGACCAATAATTCTCAGGTTTATGTCACATTAAATTTGTCCAATCTTTTATCATCTTATTTTAGGAAACTGTATTCCTTGCCCAGGAATCTGCTGCGGGAATATAGAGAGTATAGAGCAGCTAAAAACATGGCTAGATCGTTAATTACCGCTTTTAATCGTCATGAGACAAAGAGCAAACAATTATAAAGAGTGGCCACGCTTTGCCTCTAAAGAAATAAAAGGCCTTTAGCAACTCTAAATCGAAGGTTGGGTGACTAGGCATGGTATTATGTCCCTAGTAGCTAGTTGACGACGCGAAGTCTGTTGATGTGGACGCGATCCTAAAAGGTGACCTATCCTGCGATAGATGAACCTATCTGAGACAGCGAACGAGTGATGTACTTTTTCGTAGTTTCGTAGTTCTCTAACGAGTTAAAAACTCAACAAAAGGATTTATATTATGGCTTCAAGTTCACTTCCCGAATCATTAGCAAGCATGGCAGGTACCCTTAAGGTCCTCTATGGTGACACACTAGTAAAGACATTCACTGCAAGCGCAATTCTAGGTAAGCGTTTCCAGCTAGCCCAGGCTGAGCGTGTCGGTTCAGCGTTCCAGGAAATGGTTGGTCTTCAGCTTCCTGCTGGTCACGGTTTCCAGGGTGATGGCGTTAACTCAGGTTCTGCCATCGTTGACCTTCCTCCTGCACTAGCGGGCGTTGTGCTAGGTACCAGCATCATCGGCAGCCTATACAGTCTACAGGATGACCTCAATTGGTCGGTACTTTTCCGCACCAACGGTAATAACAGCAAGCAGAGCATTATGGACGCAATGAGCCTTTCAGGTCTAATGATGGCCGAATCTGCTCGTAACGTTCTAGAGATCATGGACATCAATGGGCAGAGTGGCTTAGGTGTAGTAAGCGGGCCTATTAGTTCACTCACTGTTACTTTTGATGGGGCTACTACTTCACCGGCAATCCTCAGTTCGCTACAAGGTCAGCGAGTTATGTTTAGTACTTCAGTTGCTACTACTGCTCGAACCGCTTCAGATTTTGACTCAAATTACCTGCAAGTAGCCTCTGTTGACGTGTCGGATCCTGATGCGCCTACAATTACCTTAGTTGCTACTGGTACTACCAACGTGGCGGCAATTACTACGGGCGATATCCTCTGGTTCGGTTATTCTCGGGGCATTTCAGTTGCAGCAGGTGACACCTCACTGCCTTATCTAGAGCCCGTTGGTTTAGATAAGCAACTAAGCGCGACCTCAGGAACCTATTTCGGTATCAGCAAGAGTTCAAACCCTCAGTGGATTTCAAACCAGGTTGGCAGCGTCGGCCAAATTTCACCTAGTGCTCTAATCGGTGCAGCGGCCCGAATTCAAGGTCGTGGTTGCGGTGTGGGTAACGGTAAGCTACTTTGCCTGCTCAATCCTCGAGCCTACGGTGTGATCGCATCAAGCCTTCAGACTCAGGAAGTATTTGGTCTTTCGATGCGTTCAGTACTTGATAAGGATACTGGTACTGAGAAGATCAGCATCGGCGCAGATGGTCTCGAACTCGAACTCGTAAGCCATCCTTTCGTTAAGCAAGGCCAAGCAATGCTTCTCCCCGAAGAGTATGTCAAGCGCTATGGTTCACATACCCTCTCATTCGAACTGCCTTTCAAGGCCGGTGAGTATGTGTACGTACAGCCAAATAAGACCGTTGTAACCCGCGTATGTCACTCAGACTGTCAGCTAGTGGTTCTTAAACCGCCTGCGGCCTGTATCATGAGCGGTATCACATACTAATAAAGATGGTTATATGAAACCCTTCCTAATCTAAACATCTAGGAAGGGTTTCATAGAAACCCCTGTAGAAGTTAGGCTGTAAAAGAACAGAATGGTGTCCTTGTTGGTTACACCATTCTGTTTTTATCTAAATAATCAATACAAAATAGCAGGTTTCTTTAATACAAGTTGCAGTCGTTTTAAAGGTTTAGTCTGATAAGATAAATAAGTAACGAACACAGTACTCTCCTACAGTAGAAAGTAAAGGAAAACAATGGCTACATTAACTACACAATCATCGGCAGGTCCAGTTGCATCAACGTCTTTTGGTACTACCAGTCCAGTAACAGGTTCAGCTCCTTCAGATTCACTAGATGGGCTAAGTATGCGCGGACTTGCACAAGTTAGTGTCTGGCTTTCAGTAGGAAGCGCAGTGACGTTTTCTAACGCTGGAAGTCTTTTAGCATACGAATGGAGTCCTGTCTTGGGCCGTTGGGGTCGCAATCCTTCATGCGATATCTCCTTGGCATCTTTTAGCTCTATTAGTGTAAGAGATATCATGGCCGGCGTTGTTTTTCCGGCTCAGTTTAATACCAATAAGTCCTCTAATGAAGCGGCTAGGATCCAATATGTCCCTTCAGGAGTTACCTTTTCGAGTGGCAGTGGTGGAGTAACCGTTACACTAATGGGTAGCAAAGAAGTTATGGCTTCTAATGGTCAAGGAGTCTAACCATGGGTGCGTCTCCTAAAAATCAACTTGGTGTTGGTTCTAGTAGTTCAAGTCTTACGACTGTAGCCTTTGGTTCTACTCCAAATGCCAACGGTGGCAGTATTTCTGGCGCCACCTTGTCTCTAGAACCCGCTGATGCTACACATCCTGGCGGCGTTTCAATCACTACCCAAGAACTTCTTGGTGCTAAGAACTTTTTAACTAGTTTGTCTGCCCAATCGATTGTTGGTGGCGTCACAGTCAGTGCTCTAGCAACCCCCGTCAATGGTACTTTCACCACTGCAACTACCGGCGGATCGTTAGCCCCTGGGACTTATTATTATCGAGTAGCGGCTACTAATGCTGCCGGTACTACCCTAGCGTCTACTGAAACCTCAAAGGTTGTTCCTGCCGGAACCAGCACCAACACCGTAACGGTTACGTGGGCGGCCATCGTTGGGGCGACTGGTTACAAGGTTTATGGTCGCTCCACTGGTGCCGAGCTGTTGATTGGGACTGTTTCGAGCGGTGCCACTCTATCGTTTGTTGACGATGGCTCTGTAACCCCCAGTGGGGCTCTACCGACCGCGAACACCTCTGCCGACACAACTTTTGCTGGCTCACTCTCCTCCTCAACGGGCACCCTCTCCTTAAGGACGTCAGCCTCTGGCACCACCTTTCAGGTGGGTTCTGTTGGAAGCCAAGTATTCGCCATCAACAGCAACCTCCAAGTTATAGAATTTAGCAGCAGTGGTGGCACGACCATGTT